TAGAAGACAATTCATCATCATCATCATCTCCAGTTGGATTAAGATCGTCTAATACATCATCTGTATTAATTGGATCTTTTTTATCATCTGCTGCCTGATCTTTTTTATCATCAGCAGTGTCATCTTTTTTTTCATCATCATCTTCAAGAAAACTCATATCAACTGCTGCGTTTCTTGAAAAGAGACTTGGTTTTTTTGTATCGCTCTTTCCGTCTCCGATTACTACATCATCTGCACTAGGCATAGGTAGAAAATCATCAATGTCAGAGAGCGTTACAGATTCTACTTGCGTAGACTGGTTTTTTTCTGTAGCCATAATTTAAGTGTTGGTTTCTTTGTTGTTCTACATTAATAATCTACACATTATTATTTATTTCTAAACTTTCAAAAGTTAGTTTATGAAATATATGTGTGACATTTTTCGGATTATATCGCTAACAAGTTTTCAGGATTTTATCAATCTTTTTTGTCGTAGCGATTTTTGTTAGTGCGGGCAACTTCTACTTGCTTTTGAGCAATCTCTTTGCGTGCTTGAAGTTCTTGTCTTTGAAGATCAATTTTCTGTTGATCCATTGCATTTTTAGCAACAGAAGCTTCACGACGCATGTTTAGTTCTTGATCAGCGCGATCTTTTTTATCTAAATAATCTAAAGTATCTCTAAAATCAGACTGACTATTTTTATCAAGATCTACCATAGCACCGTATCCAGCTGATCTAATTTCCGCAACACGGACATCATTATCTCTTTCAAGTTGTGCTTGCTCTGCTTTAAACTGCTGTTCAGCCATTAAGCGTTTATCAAGACCTTCTTGCTTCATCTTCTCAACTTCCTGCATTTGTGCAAGCTCGTCTTGTTTAGCTTTAGTTGCTTTCTCTTCAATACCTTTCAATGTATGACTGATTTCTGCAAGAGAATCTGCTTGAACAAGTTTTCCAAGATCATAGATTGATGCCCCGGATGTATTGTTACTTAATGCAAGTTGACGGATCTGCTCCATGATTTGTTTTTGGTTGACTTTAGTTGTCACAAAAATGTTCAAATCACGAGCAAGCATTTCTGTGCCACTCATTTCAAAATTCACCTTTTCATCCATACCAGTCATGTACTGAAGACGTACAGAAGGTTTATGTGAATGATAATACTGAGCAAGGTCAGTTCTCATTTGGTGAACTCTTGGCATCAAATATTCTGAATGCTGAATAAAGTACGTCTCTGTTTGAGAGTAAGAGTTATTTACAGCTTGCTGGATACCTTGAGCAGTTTCTTGAGCATTAACAGCACCAAGACGTTGTGGTGAAATACCAATAGTTTCAAAAGCTTGTTGTTTAAAGTAATTTGCCAGTTGAATTCTAGACATTAGACGCTGCGTCTGTTCAAGATTCAACACCTGATAATGCTGGAAATTAAGTGCATTTTCAGTATTTGTTATTGAAGTATCCAAAGGCAACATTTGGAATGACTTCATTGCTACATATGCTTTAGCAAAGTTATTCTGTCCCCAGTCTTCACCCATTGACTGACGCGGTAAAGCGTTTTGGTCTAGCATGATTACTGTACCCAATTCATCAATCAATATGTCAGCAATCTGGTTATTGACAAGATTATAACCAATTTGAAAAGGTTTCATCTTGTCTACAAGAGCTACCGATCTTGTATTACGATCAGAGAATACAGAACCTTCTACTGGTAGTTTACAACCATAAGGAGTAAAATCACCCTTGAATTGGAAACGTACAGGTTTGACATTCAAATAAATAGGAGCTAGTCCCGTTGCATCCGCATTACCGTAGAAAGTAGGTCGGTTTGGTCCTATCTTAAGTCCACCCCAAACTTCATTAATCCATATCCATTCTACGTGTTCACCATAGATAAGATTATCTGCAGTCTTTCTTTTAATAACTGATGTGTCATAAATCGGTTTATTAGTTACTTTGAAGTTCTCATCAACAATCATTCTGATTTCGCTTCCGTCATCTTCAATACGTGTAAGATAACCAAGCATTCTCTGAGACTTCCAATATACTGTTGTAACTCTAAGTAAGTTAGTTGTACCGTAATCATAAAGGTCTTCTGATTCTTCTAGGATTTGCGTAATAACATCGTCTCCCTGACCCAGGAATCTGTCATTTACACTAACAAATTGTCTGTATCCTAAAGATGGACCTTCTGTATTCCATTTATGAGATCTAGTAGCATCGTAGAAAGTACCGTCATTCTGATATCCTGAAATAGCATATCCTGCAGCTTTTACAGGATAAATAGCTTCTAGAGAACGAAGTTGCTCTTCTGTCATCATATAACCATACTTGTCAATGATATCAGAAGGACTCATTAAGTCAACTTTACCAGCCCAGTTACCTTGTGAGATGTAACGTACTTCTGGAGACTTGTGATAAAAAGTCAACACAGGATTCCACAATTCAATCTCGTAGTCATCCTCATTCATCTTAAAATGCCAGAATTCTCTGTCAGTAATCAGCATATCTTTAAATGCCATATTCTCAAGTTCTTTCAACTTGAAACGCTCTTCATCTACAAGATGTTGGTGCATTGCCCACTGCTCAATCATAGAGCGGTAATCCTTTTTAAAATATGCTTCAATTTCAGGAAGCGACTTAAGATTCTCAGGATTTAATGCTTGCTGTGCTTCTTCTGAATCCATCTGCATACCTTGCGCCATCAACATCTCCATCATCTTAGCTTCAGCATGCGCTAAAAGATATTGCTCTACCATAAGACGTTTCTCTTCAAGCATCTCATTATAGGATATCTCATCTACAGCACGATACATTATACGGTCATTGCGTTTAGCAAACTCACCGGATAATACATTAATTACGTTAGGGATAATCGGGAAAAACTTTAACTCTAATGCAGAGTCATCAGTCTTTGTCAGAATATTGATAAGGTCAGCTTGCTCGTTATCTTCCTCAATAATGTAATCTGTTTTGTCAATTACACCATTAGCAAGCTTATAGTTTTTAAGAAGTTTTCTGGCGTTTCTGCGTATTTGCTTCAGTCCCTGCATTTCATACCAGTCCATATTCCACGCACCCCATTCCTCAGTTTTCTCTTTGGTAGGTAAAAATTGGATAGGTTGAGTAATTGTACCCAACCGATTATACTCAGCTTTTGCGCCGTTTTTTATCTGTAATGCATTAAATATTTGCATCTTTCATAGGATTAATGTCTATTATCGAAAGTTCTTAAACGGGTTCCTAGGCTTTCCTGAACTAATACTTACGTTTTTGGAACCTCCAATATGCCTAAAGGGACTCATTTTTAAGTTACTAATTTTAGGTGAGTTCTCCAAATTAGCATTTTCATATTCCGTCTTTCTGGCGTACCCCCGATTAGAATGCTGAATTTTGGAAAAAGCAACTAATGCTGCAAAGCTTACCAGACGGTCAACGTTAAGTCCATCACGGTATGCTTGCATTTCTTTTAACAACATGGGATCTGGTATTCTTTCTACCCCATATACTGTTTTTACAATTTCACCATCGCTCTTGGTCACGTGATCAAGTTCCTCTGTTAGAAACGAAACAGCATAACTAAGCAAGTGTGTTTTAAAAATAGAACCTACGTTTCTCCAACCGTATTCTTGAAAGACATTTGTGTTAGCTCCAAGGTCTTTAAGAAACAATATTTGATTTTTAGGTACCAGGTATCGTTGTTTTTTTCTAGCAATCATGTGTTGAATAAACAATGAAATGTTATTCTCGACAATTGTCCACGCATTATACCACTCAATTATTAGTTCAAGACGTTCGTGTGTTTTATTAAGGTCATCAAAACGACCGCACCATACAGCTACTATCTTGTCTTTTTCTATATGACTTTCTACACTTCCGTCATTTTTCTTTTTTGTAATTTCAACGGGTGTCTTGTAAACTACAATTGAGCATAATGAATCTGATGTTGTTGTTTTACCTTCAGACACCGGGTCAACAGAAGCGTAGTACATACCAAATGTAGGTTCTGCTACAGGTCTTTCGTAAACGACTATTGTACCCTCTTTGTCAGTAGTTTTAGGAGATATAGGAAACTCTGAAATAGGAAGCTTCTTTGATTCTCTAGCTGCAACTTTACCATTCTCATCACGATACAGATCTACATATTCTGTATAATATTCACGATCTTCAATTCTTCTTAACTGCGCACTGACAAGATGCAACGGAAACATTGATACTTTTCTATTAGCAAAAGCTTCTTCAATGTTAATCGGTTTCTGAGAAATACGAAGTTGGTAGTCTTGCGATTTAAGTTTCTTCTTCCAATCTATTCTTTCTTCAAGAATCATCTGTAAAGCTTCTTCAACCAAAGAATTACCGTATTCATCAATACAAGGTAGCATTGACCATTGTTCAGGTATAAATAAACCACATTCAGCGTATTCACCATGCTCATTAAGGAGATTTGTACCTACAGCAAGAATATCTTTTGAGTCTGGTTGCAAAATCATTTCTTTCAGTGGTTCACACTGATCAAGGTCACCCACAGAACCAGCTGCAACAAACATACCTGTGTATATCATACCAGACTTTAATGCCGGTAGAAGATACTCAATAGTCTTATCCATGTTCGGTGCAATACCTGCTTCCTCATGAAAGAACAGATTACAAGGACCACCGACACCATTTGTAGGATCTTTATCTAGAGATAAACCTATAATTACAGAATTTAGACCTACGTCTTTTTTTCTTCCTCCAGCATTTACTTCAATTTTCTGCTGCCAGTTAAGAATCTTATCGGGATTACAAGGTCTGTACCAAGCGGTATGCTGATTAAGAAAGTTTCTGTATTCTTCCATAAATCTCCATGTACCCTTCTCGTTAATGTAATCTTTTAAAGACCCTGCCATTTTATTAATAGAACCTTCTTCAAACCAGAAGTTATTAATCATTTTTGCAGCATGGTAGTATGAAGACGCAATCTGACGTTTCTTTAGAATTGCGACATGTTTGTAACTATACTTAGCAATATCTTCATACAATGCCATATGATACTGCGCATCCCTTACATCTGGGAAAGTAAACTTACCTTGCTCCTTGTTGTAGATGGGTAGAAAGTTTAACCACATGTAGTAGTCTCTTGTCAGATACCATGTCTTTCCAAGAGGACTTTTAAATATTACACCCTTTCTACATTTCTCTTTTTCAAAGTTCCAATAATCTATAAAGTCTTTGCTTCTAAAAGGTGCAGCGCAGTAAATACGCTTTTCATTAAAATATTTAGCTTGATTATTAAATAACCTGGATGTTTCATCAAAACCATACTGACCCGGTTCCTTAAAAATGGATTTAAGAAACTCTACAAACTGTTCTCTTGTGGCATATGTAGTTATAGTCCATTCGCCAACAGCTGCATCATACGTGGGTATTTGTATGAAATTCTCCAATGTTATTCTGTTACAGCTAAATCAATTACACCTTCTATAGTATTGGGATCACCGTTTGATGTATTGATTACATAAATTAGAGTGTTTATATCTCTTGACTTTACAATTGGATATTTTGTTTCACTACCACTCCAATAGTTTGTATAATCTTCACGATGAATAATACACCAAAGACCTGTGTATGGATTCAAATGGAAAACCCAATTGTAGAATCCTTCGTTCACCTCTTTCATATCATTATTCTTTAAATCTTTATAGAAACTATAAAACCATACACCAGCGTTATAAAAAAACCCGGGTATGATTTCTAGATTTGTTTTTGCGTACATCTTAAAAGAAATCTCACAGAATAACCAACCAAGTTTATCTGTAAAATAATTTCTGATTTTAAACAAATAGGTCATCATGAGGATGTCTTTTATTTTTATTAATTGATCTGCGCAATAAAATATAAGCACCAAAAAATAGTCCCGATACGCAGTAAAAAATTAAATCCGTAATCCAATAGGAATTTGTCAAGTCCATTACTAGCTTGAATAAAGCGTCGAATCCAAATGGATTGAAAAACATAGCGATCATAAGTACTACTGTCGCCAACTTCTGTTTGTCTACTGTCACCTTCATTACTCATATTTATTGGGTTTCGTTATACTATTGGTCATATGCAAGTTGTTGACCACCTCTTGCAGTACCTTTCTGTTCTTCCATAAGATCTTTATATGCTCCTTTGAATGACATACGAATCTGCTCAAACTTTGCTGCTGCATTTACAAGAGAGTTGATATTACCATCACGACCATGCTCAATAGGTGTATTCTCCATATATCGAGCAAGTCTATCAAGCATTTGCTTTATACCCATGTATGCGCGATACGTAGGTGTCTCGTAAAGCTTTTCACAAAATTTTAATGCATCTCTAATTGTAGTATCTTCTGTAGAAAATTCAGCATTGACTTCACGTAAAATCAATTCTTCTTTATCATTTTCGACAATATCAAAAAAAGGATTTAGTTCTGGATTAGGACACGTCATATAAAACACATACGCATATACTGACAAATAATCTTCAGGATATTCGTCAAATATTTTCTTTAGAGTTTCCAACACAAAGCAATGCTCTGTGGGAACTACTGTACCATTCTGAACATCAAACAGCTTGACCATACTTCTTCATTAAAAGTTTTTCTTTATTTTCCTGGTAGTGTTTCAATAAACTTACCACCTCATCTTTCAAATAAGGTAGCCGATAAATAACAACTTCCTTTACTTTAGGGTAACCCTTTTCATCATAAATAACAAGAGGAAATCCATTTTCATCTTTTTCATCACGCTCTTCAAAAAGAATATGATGAATTGTCAAATCACCCGCTTGCAATTTGGGATTATGCTTTAGTACAATATACATGTACAAAGAAAGTTGCAGGTTGTAATGATTAAGATTACAATCATCCAAATGTGAAACAGGGTATTCCATTTTTTGTGAAATACCCTCCCAGTTTCTGTAGCTTTCTTTTTTAATCTCTTTGTTTGTTTTGTAATCTGTAATATATACTTTTCCATTCGCAACTTCTACCAAATCACTTTGACCACATATACCTGCTGATTTTAAATAAACCATATGCTCAGGATAAATACCACCTGTAAGTTTTTGTTCGGGAGCAACCTTGTAACCGTTTGCATCTACAATAGGTGCATAAATTGGCAGCTCTGTATTATATCTAACAATAGTATTACAACCTAAAAGATCATCTTCTCTTTGTTTGTGATACCAGTTTCCTAGTCCTGTTGCTCTGTCAGCTTCTTTTTTCCAAATAGCTCGAATGTCTTCAGGACGCATACCATACCATTTACTTTTAGAATTTCTGGAAGATTTTTCAGAAATAGTTTTAGGGTCAAATGGTTGTTTGTAAAAACTTAAAAGTGTTGTAGCACTTACCCACTTTACAGATTCAGACTTATCTATTGAGTGATAAGAATGATCTGATTCGTTAAAATATATTTCCATAGGTCATTGGTTTTACATTCCTAATTTTTGCTCAAGCTTTTGAGCCTCTTCTTCAGTGAGTTCACTAGACCACTTAGATGCAGGACAACTACTTGCTAAACTTCTGGTTTTAAAAAATAATTTGCATCCGCAAAGACTGCAACAAGGTTGCGTACCAGCAACTAAGCACTTGTCACCTTTGTTATCAATATGCTCGCATCCATTGCAAATACTCATACGTTCTTTTGCAATAGCTTCGACATCCTCTTTGGTAAATATTGAATTCTTGATACCCTCAATAATTTCACCCTTGCTTTTCCAAATTCGAATTATGCTGTTCATAGTTTTTTCTTTGGTTTTTGATTTCAGCTTTTTCAGTTTCAAGCGTAGCAACTTTTTCTTTTAAGTCTAAAAGTTTATCAAGTTGATCGTACTTGTCTTTTAGAATGCTGTATTGCTGTAATGTTTTTGGTGCACCGATTGTTTCGATCAACCTCTGTAGTCTTGCTATTTTATTTTCCAAAGACCAAGGTTTTACAACAAATGTTCCCAGATTTGGAACTTGTATGTGTGTATGTGTGACTTGCGACATTTGATTATGCACATACTTCCAATATTGCACTATTACAGAATCAACAATTTCTTCGCTTACATTAAGCTTCTGTGCTGTCTTCTTTACTATTTGGTTTCTCTTGGTTGGTCTCAACTGCTAAAAAATTATAGTTTAGTAAAATGTTTCCTTTTTTTGCAACATT